TTTTTTTTTTTTTTTTTTTTGGCTTTATGCCAGGGCTTTTTTTATAATGGGAGGTCGTCCTCCTCCCCTGAGTCGTCCGCTTCGCTCCCTCCTTTGGTCGTCAGACTTTCCTCCATCTTTTGTAGTGCCCTGTCATTTAGCACTAATATATCAAGTATTATTAGTGCTGCCAAATATTGCACGAACGTGTGTTCTTTGAACCACTTCGTTCTTTCTTCCTCTGTTTTTATGCCATGTTCCAAGGGAACATTTTTGTACCAGTCGTCCTGCAAATATTGCAGGGTGAATGTGCCGCTGCCATTTTTATTGGGTGAGGTAACTTTGAGCGTGGGGCTCTGCCCCTCGACCCCCGTGTTAATTCTAGGATATTGGTCTTGGTCACCTTCCCCAGGGCGGGAAGGCTGACCGCCTAGAGGCAGGACTAAGGCGTCCGGCTGTTGAGTATTAGGATTGTGGCGATTTACCAGTTCCTGTGTAAGATCGTTTAGGGGTAGTTTACTTTGTTCCATTTTTATTGATTTATTGGTGAATCGATTTTAAGGCCATTTGTAGGCTCTTGAGCAGGCTCAATTTTAGGTTGAGGTGTTGATATGGTTTTTAGATTTGCGAGCTCTGCTGCGAACGTGAAGGCCATCTCCTGACGTTCTGCGTAGTCCATAGTGTTTGGATCGGGAAGATCGTTGTCTTCTCCCTCCCATATGGGTGTTTTTGTTGATACCGGTATACCGCGGACATATCTTTCTATTAATGTCCTTATTGCCATAGTCTGATCCGGTATCGTTTGTGAAATTCCTGAATTGGTTTCACCTGGTGAACTGTGCAAATACCAGTTTGCACGATTTCTGATTTTCCTAGGTAATACTTCCCCAGTTTTTTTGTCGATCATAATTTGTCGTTTTTATCTGTGTTTTTATTCATGAGATAATGGGCATTAATAGCCCTTTCCCTTTTCTGGGAAGGCGTCTCCTCCACCCTTCCCATTGTTTCCTGCATTGTAAGACCAATCAGGATTTTTTCGTTTTTGTCGTAAAGTTTTTCCTTGTAATACCTCGGCATTGCGACTTTTTGATTTTGGTCTGTAGTGAGATACATTCTGTCCTCTAAATTGTTTTTGTGCCATAATTGGGTTTTTGCGTTTAAGTATGATAATCCAAGCTTTTTACTCATTAGTTGAAATTCCGGCTTTCTTAAGTCGCTCTTTTTGAATTTCCGGCCACTTTTTAGCATGTATTTTAGTGTATAAGCGATCGAGGCTGCGGTAACCGTTCCAAAATGAACATTCCCGATTGGCTGATTCTTCTTTGAGTCTTTCCATGACTGAAGAATATCTTCTTGGCTTGAGTTGAACACGATAGTATGATAATGGGGTCGGCCATTGTCCGACCCATATTCGCCCACTGCGAAGTATTTGATAGGTAATGGCCGAAGAAGGCCATTTTGTTTTTGATTCCATCTAAGTCGTTTAAAGAATTTCTGAATATCTGTTTTTTCCAGGGTAAATGTACCCTGTTTTGTAATTGGAATGTACCTGGTATCGTAGGTTAATGTAACGAATAAAGCTGAGTCGCTTACCTTTTCCTCCTGCTGGAGGCGAAACGCCCAGCCGGCTGCCCGCCTTTTCAGGCAGGCAGGACATCGGCCACAAGGGCAGGAGATCATTTCTCCGGTATTTTCGTCTACTGTTATATACGGTGCCAGACATTGCGTATTAGAAGGTTGGCGTTCCATACTTCGGCATTGGCCTAACGGCTTTTATTTTATGGAATACATGGCAGAACAAGGATTGCACATCCTGATATTCTACTGCGAAAATGTCTTTTCGCGGTGAGCATTCTATGAATTCTTGATTCAATGCCGGCTCTGTTGCGAATATTCTTCCCAAATGCCAGTATGCGAGTGATGACCGGAATTCTCCGGCTACCCTAGACGGTAGATATTTATACTCTGCATATCTTGGTACATAACCGAAGGGTTCTAGCCTGTTTGGACTGAATGCGAATATTTCCCTTACGTCTACCTGTTGTTCGCCGATATTTGCGAATGAAGGCCAGTAATATTCGAGTGGGTCAAGTGATTTTAAGAAATGCCTGGGTATTCCCTGCTGATATGCAGTCTTTGGCATTACTGACATAATCCCGATAATGTAACCATGTTCCTTTGCATAATATGAACCATAATTACCTGTTGTCACCGATACTCCATGTCCTGCCATTTCGCCCTGCGGATCCTCAGCTGTCGCTGATGTATTTAGTACCTCTGATATTACCACCGGTGACGTTGATCCTGTTATATATTCTGCGCGTTGTAACCTCGCATCGTCGGACTTTACGCCGAAGTGTGCTAAGATATTTTCCGCGTACCGTGTTCCGCCTCTGGCGTTTTTTTCGAGCCATTCCTGTAACCTGAAAGCTCTGCGTAGGTCGTTAATTGTTGTTGATCCTACAGATAATGTTCCGTTTGGATCGTATACAGATTGCGATCCTGATGCTGCTATAAGTGATCCTGCGCCCTGAATTGATGCTGCTCCTGCTCCTATTGGCAGATTTGTTGTTGGATCGATGAATTTTCCGATGTCAGCTACTGTAAGCGGATCGTTAGTTAGTTCGACTACTCCTAACGGTATGTCTACGGCATCGCCTTTTTGTGCGAAGGGTAATGAGCTTGTGAAATAGTCATGTTCCCATGCTCTTTTGCGAAGTGTCAGAAAATCTGGTGCGAGTGAAGTATTGTTACCTGTTACCGCTTCAACATTTACCTCTGTTATAAGATTCTGATCCCTGTAAAAATCATTATAGATTTTATTGTATGCATAGAAAGGTAATACAGATACTCCTTCTATTACTGTTGATCCTGCCGGTACCGGTGGGATTCCGAAGTAATCCATGAAAAGTTCCTGTTCCGGAGTGTATCCGTTTGATTCCTGATGTAGCATATAGGGTGCCACTGTGCCTGTTGGCATTTCATTTGATATCCATTTTTCCCATTCTGGCCATATGATTCTATTGGGTACAAACCAATAGTGCATGTATACGTTGATTCTGTGCATTACCGGTGAGATCATTGGTGCGAAACGCAATAGTGATTCGCATGATAGAGATATTTTATCGCCAGGCACCACCTCCAATGCTAATGTGGGTACAAGGTATCCCATGTCCATGGACATTTTTACGTCATGAGAAAGATCGAAGACATTACGACCCGGTCTGGTCATTTTTACCGAGTTAAAGATGTTTTTTGACATTTTTATTTTTTTGGATTGTTTAAATTAAGCCCCCCTAGAAAGAGGGGCTGCTGTGGAATCATTACTAACCCTAAGAACCTAGATTCTTACTCCTCCGCGTGAAACGAAGTATGTACGATGCGATTTTGTGCCGCGCCTGCGGCCTTTTGAACGATTTTTTCTGTATGCCATTTTTATCTGATTTTAATACCAAGAATTGATTTCATTAAGTCTGAAATTGTTGTTTCGGAGAGGCCTGCGCCCCTCCATTTTATTTTTATGTCATTGATCTGTTTTTCCTGATCCTGTAATGATACTTTTCCTGATTTTAACCCTTTGTCCAAGATAATCAGTTGGTGAACATCATCCAGCATTGCATTTCGCTTTGTCTGGTCTATTTTTTTAAGTTCTGTTAACTGCTGATCAGTGAGTGATTTACTTATACTTTGTGCAATCCCCTGTATTTGTTTTGCCTTAAGCTTTGTACCCATCTCCGTACTTGCCGTATCAGCGATAATCTTAGCCATTTGAACAGGGAATAGTTGACCACGTTGTTCGAGTTGTTGCCATCCGCTTGCAGCCGAGACCTGTAAATTTTCCAGTTTTTTGAGAGATGTTTCGAGTGTTGTTTCCCATTGTGCTCTGACCATGTCATTTGAAAGAGATTTTCCCTCTGCGTTCATGAGGGTGTTTACAATTTGTGCCTGGATAAGTTCATTCTGGGATTGGATATTTTCCTGCTGCAGTTTCAGGTTGTTTGTTTGTACTGATCTTAACGACGCATCCTGATAGGCTGCTATTGGGTTACCTCCGAATTGTGGTGCTTTTGCTTCGCCTCCGCTTGCTGATGCTGATTTTATTGTTGGCGATTGTGTCTGGTTGTTGTATATGAGGTTTGGATTGAGGCCTGCGGCTCTGAATCTCCTCATTTGTTCCTCCGGACTGTTGTACTGGTTTTGCATGTGCCAATCTGATAGCGCGTCTGCGCGCTGTCTGCCGTACATTTCCTTTGTGAAATCGCGATTTTTTATATTGGTCTGGTTTGCTGATATGGCGTTATAAATACCGCCTATTAAGTCTACTCCTGCTGACGCTATTCCGACTGGATCGACTGGTTCCATATTGAGGAAGTTTAATTTGTTAAATTAATGTTTTTGTGCCCCTTTCGGGGCACTTTTTGTTTTTTTTTTTTTTTTTTTTTTTTTTTGTTTTTTTTTTT